TTTACTCCCACAACGTCACTCCAGCCATTTTCGTAGGAGACGGCACTGGTGTGGTGCAGCCTGCTTCCTGCGCAGTACCGGCCATGTTTTTCAATCACTGGGCAGGCAGTATGCAATATCGGATCACAATAATAGCCCCAACAAACATTTCGGGCTGGCTTTCCATGTCATGGGAGCCATTGATTATTCCGCATGCAGCTAAGGAAGGAGCTACAAAATACATCAACAGCACTGAAACGGTGCTAATCAATGTGGCAGAAACGCGCGAGTGGGAATTTGATGTGCATTGGGGGAGTCCTCTCCCTGCACTGACAACCCTCGGATCGATTGCTCAGATAGACAGTCAATGGGCTGATGTTAATCAAGGAAAAACTGACTTGCACAACGGAGCTTTTTTGATCCAAGTGCACCAGCCCTTGATTACAAGCGTTGGGTTACCAGTTGACCTAGACTTGATTGTTGAAGCTCGCTGCCATTCTAACATGAAGTTCTTCGACTACACGGGTGGTCAGCACATTTCGCCATTGGTGACACAGGAGGATCCTGTCCTTGCTGGAGGAGCTAGTTCTGCCGGCAATTTGGAGAACAATGGAGTTGGTCTCGTGTCTACATGTGTTTCCATGCCTGTTTGTGCCGAAACGAGCATTACTCCTTTTCTGGCGCCACCAAGAGACGGGCCAGTGACACAGCTCCCTACGGAGCTTCCTCAAACTCAACAGCCCGTCACGGCTCCAACTAAAATTCCATCGACAGCACAGCCTTCACTGGTGGAGGCATCACCTCAACCAACTACACCTCTGCCGAGTATGCGACCTTCAACGGTCAAGACATCATCGAGACCCAGTTGGCTTCCCTCCTTCCTCTCCAGTTCACAACCTTCCTACGAACCCTCGATGACATCTCCTCCTACAAACAATGAACCAGTCGGGGAAACTGCCAAGCCTAGCTTTGCACCTTCGCGTCAGCTATCGGCAGCCCCTTCGAAGCAGCCCAGTCGCATTCCTTCCACCGCACCATCAACTTCACAGGC